AAAAAAAAAATAATTATTTGTTCGGACCCCGGGCGATTAGCCGAGCGAAGCGAGATTCTCTCTCCGAATTATTTATTTTATTTTTTTTATTTTTATATATACTATAATAATATGGCTTATAAAAAAAGATATAAGAAGTCTTATCGTAGACGATATAGACGAAATGGTACATCTGAAAAAAAAATCAAGAGAATAGCTCAAAAAGTTATTAATCATAATTTAGAGCTTAAGGAGAAGATATGGTCATTTGGTGCAGTCGGCTATAACAATCCAACTACCACAACTGAATCATTTACTGGTATAGGTTACGGAACCTTATCAAAAATATGTAGGTTTGGTGCAGCTTTAGCTCAAGGTTATGCTGATGGTGAATATACAGGTAATGAATTTAGAATTAAAGGAATTCATGTTCGTTTCTCGATAGGAGATCCATTATTATCAACATATGCGACTCCGGCTATACGATTTATTATGTTTAGACCAATCTCTCAAAGTCCTAATTGGAATACAAATGGTGATTTTATAAAACAATTACTCTCGAATACAAATTCAGGAGGAACACAATATTTAGGCCCTGTTGATACAGATTTCTTTAAAGTATATTGGGATAAGACAATGTTTATTCCTATTCATTATAACCCAGTTTCAGCTGGTAGTGTTTCATATACTCCAAAGATATTAAACAAGTTTTTAAAATTTCCTGGTAAAGGATTTAAGGTTCAATGGGATCAAACAGGATTTGATACATCACAAGATGTTTATTTAGCAGCCATATCGAGTATAGGCGCTAATCCATATGTCAATGTAATTGCAGGACAGGTTAAAATGTACTATACAGATGGTTAAACCACAAAAAAAATAAAACCCCTAGCATGCGCCCCCCTCTGGGAGCTATCGGCAAGCATTTTTTTTTAATTTATCCTTGGATAAATTTGTTCATACTTACACGATGAGCTCGCTCGTTTCACTCATCGTTAATATGATCATGTTTATTCATGTATAAACTATGAAAAACATGACCCGACATAGCCCAGTATCTGGAGCGCTAGTCGTAATCAGTAATGTCAAGTATGGTCTCGGATTTAGTATTACCCGAGACCACTTCTGTGACAGTCAATCTGCGTAGCAATTGTGCAATATTGTCCTCCGCCATTCTATTTTTATAGATTTTTTCAGGAGGCAAACTGGATGTGAATATAACTTCTGGAGAGTTGAATAGGATTGGGGGTTTATTTCTTCTGCTTACACGATAAGGCCATTTATCGAGCATTTGTAATAATTCATTATATGGTATTTCACCTCTGAAATCATTGAATATTACATATTTTTGTTGCATATAGTCATCCCACCATCCATGATCGTTTCTCCATATATAGCATTCATTTGGTGATTTACCATTATATGCTATGTGACTTTTACCAACTCCAGTTTCTCCCCATAACCAAAGTGCTTTTGGTGCTTCTGTACGGTGATTTGAATTCATGATTTTAGTTTCAATCATGTTTAATGTTCTACCGTATTGGTGAATTTTATATGGATCTTCAAATAACAGTATATCAGTATTGGTTTCACCTTTTCTGATACTGTCTGTTAATTTTTTTAAGTCAGTTCTTTCACCTTGTTTACTTAATTCACCACTTTCTATAAATTTACCATCTTTTTTGCAATAATTAGCAGCTTTCCATGGTGGACCAAGTGCTGCTTCTATATGTGCGTCATGAAAGTATTTTTTTAGTGTACTAAATCTCATTGCGTTTTTGAACTCAAGGTATATTTGAAGGTGTGGAGTACCATTCTCTCCTACCTCCTCACCAATCACATGATACGATGTGTTCAAGCAAAGTTCTATTTTTTCAATGTCTGATTTGTTGTAGTTGTTGATGGTCATACACCATCTTCTACTACGAGTATCAGCGACGTAATCGTCTTCCATACTTACTTTTATGATCATAATTTTCAGAAAAAAAAAATAATTATTTGTTCGGACCCCGGGCGATTAGCCGAGCGAAGCGAGA